TGAAACCATTTGTAAGGCCACCATTAGTAATTACGACAGAGCCAACTAAACACAATTTTTATGCAACATTTGATCCTAACACAGGCAAAGTCACAGGCATGACTCCACAAAAACAAGGCAACTGTGTAGAAATAGATGAGTATCTAGCGAATCAAATACAAAAAGGAAATAAAACATTTTTCGATTTCAAGGTAGAACTGCAAAATAACGAGTATGTACTAGTTCAAAAAGACGCAGTGCAAGTGAAAGATAATAATGTAAACACAATGACTGTTGTTGAGAACAAATTTTTGTATGAAATAAAATATAATGACACAGACTCTTGCATAAGATTTACATTAAGCAAAAATCATAAAAAATTTATTGTGACTATAGATGATACACTGGCAAATAATTTATCTGCAACAATTGATATGAAAAAGACTAACATCTATAACTTTTTTACTACTGATCAAGACAATACTTCAATAGTAGATAGTATTTTAGAAGTAAATCTTAATAATTTAATTAAGAATAAACAAGTAGAAATAAATTATACTCCTAATTTTGTTCCAAGACTGTTTTGTAGAAAGTTGTACAATTATTCTTATGAGGTAATAGATGAGTTTTAAAATTGCTGACATAGATTTTATATTTTTAAGTTTCGATGAGCCAAATGCTGAAAAAAATTTTGCCGATTTGAAGAAGAAAGTACCATGGGCAAAAAGAGTACACGGTGTATATGGCTTTGATGCCGCACACAAAGCCTGTGCCGACGCTTCCGACACAGAAAGATTTATTACAGTTGATGGTGATACAATTATAGAAGAAGATTTTACAAAAGTAATGGTAGACTTTCCTAGTCTAGGCGTAGACAACACATATCAATTTAGTTGGTGTGGGCGAATAGACTTAAATGGATTGCAATATGGTAACGGCAGTTTAAAATGTTGGACTAAAGACTTTGTGCGTCAAATGAAAACACATGAAAACCATGATGGCAAAGATAAAAATGTAATTGAGTTTTGTCATTTTGACAATTATTATCAATTTAACGAAAACTTCTCAACAAGTTATATTAATGCAAGTCCTTTCCAAGCCTGGAGAGCAGGATTTAGAGAAGGTGTTAAGATGAGTCTTGATAGAAATGCACGTGTAACGAACATGAAAGACCTGTGGTGGCAAAATTATCAAAGACTACTTGTATGGTTGAACGTTGGTGCTGATGTAGAAAATGGATATTTTGCTATACATGGTGCAAGGTTAGGTTGCTATCTAACTAATTGCACTGATTGGAATATTGTGCAAACAAGAGAATTTGACTTTTATGAAAAATATTGGAGAATGGAACTTAATTTAAAAGATATGAATAATCCATTTACAGAAGAACGTTGCAAAAAAGAAATAGTAGACTTAGGTAATAAAATTAAAGAAAAACATGACATGGAATTTAGCACAGACCCTTTAAGTCCAGAACAAAGTAAATTTTTTAAGGAAGTATATCTTAATACTCCAAGGATATGGAAGAGGAGGAGAAATGTTTGATATAATTTTTATTTCGTATCAAGAACCCAATGCAGAAGAAAACTTTAGGCAGTTGCAAAGCAGATTTCCGATTGCACAAAGAGTCCACGGAGTAAAAGGAATACACCAAGCACACATTGAGGCGGCAAAAAAAGCCTGTACAAAAATGTTTTACGTGGTTGACGGAGATGCATTAATAGAAGATGACTTTAACTTTGATTACAAAGTGCCTGAAAAGGACATGAATGCAGTCCACGTATGGCGCAGTAAAAACCCAGTAAACGAATTAGTGTATGGATATGGGGGTGTAAAACTATTGCCTACCAATTTAACATTAAATATGAATACAGAAACTACTGATATGACTACAAGTATAAGTGATAGATTTAGACCAATGGAACAAATATCTAATGTTTCCGCTTTTGATACGACACCCTTTAACACTTGGAAAAGTGCATTCAGAGAGTGCGTAAAATTGTCTAGCAAAGTGATTGATAGGCAAGAGGACAGCGAAACAGATGCAAGACTAGATGCCTGGTGCAAGTCAAATGATTTGATTGCGGTAAGCGGAGCAGTTGCAGGTAGAAAGTATGGAACAGAAAACAAAGGCAACAAAGAAGCAATATCAAAAATAAATGATTTTGTTTGGTTGGAAGAGACTTATAAAAATGCAAACTAATTTTGACATACCTTTTAAAAACATAGTAGAGTTTGGTCAACAAACCATGCTAGACAATAAATTATTTTCCGTAAGTTGGATATTAAGTAGGTTCTGTAATTACAACTGTTCTTATTGTTGGCCCTATGCACATAGCAACAAAGCGGATCATAGACCTTTGGAACAATACAAACAAACAATAGATGAGATTAAAAGACAAGCAAGGGAAAACGGATTTACAGATTTTCATTTTAGTTTTAGTGGTGGCGAACCTACTGCATATAAAAAATTTTTAGAACTTATTGAATATTATAATCAGGATCAAGATGCTTCATATCAAAGCATACACATGACAACAAACCTAAGTCCTGGTATGAAATGGTGGGAGCGTTGGCTAGATGCTACAAAACAATTATCAAGAAGATCAATCACTGCAAGTTTCCATCATGAATTTGCAAACGAGCAAGAGTTTGGAGATAAAATTCTAATGCTTACTAACCATGATGTGTTCGTAACAATAAATCAAGTTATGGTTCCAGAACTATTTGATGAACTATATGCAAGATGCAAAAGATTTCATGAGAGAGGTATTAATGTAACACTCAAACCTCAAAGTGATCCAACAGCAAGTTTTATTGTTGAAGGATATACAGATGAACAAAAAGAACTAATGCAACAAGGATTCCCTCAACAGTTTCCTGAGAAGTATTATAATAATTTTGATAGTTTTGAATCCAACTGGGCAGATAGAATAGATAATAAAATATATCAATTGAAACTAATTGATAACAAAAAGAAAGAATATTACATAGACCAAGCAGAAAGATTAAATGCCTTTGGATTTAATAAATTTCAAAATTGGACTTGCAATGCAGGTTTCCAAAGTTGTATTGTAAGAGAACCAGGAGGTGAAGTGAAAAGGAGTTACAGTTGTCACGATCAACCTTTGGGTTCAATAGATGAAGGATTTAAATTGTTCAGTACACCTATGCCATGTATTACGCCTAGTTGTGTTAGCAGTGCTGACAGCAAGATACCAAAAAAGAAAGAATGTCCTTGCGGACGTTCACCTACAGGTAGATGTTGTGGTTGGCATAATTTATCTGAAGAAGATTATAAAAAGAAATTAGAGGAATATTACGCAGATGTATAAACTAGAAGACATAAGAGACGTGCATTTAGAAATTACAAGCAAGTGTCAAGCAAAGTGTCCTATGTGTCCTAGAAGGATAAATGGTGGCCCAATGAATCCATTTATTAAATTAGATGATATTACTCTGGATAGATTCAAAGAATGGTTCCCAAGACAATTTATACAACAGTTGAACAGTATGTTTATGTGTGGAAACTTAGGTGATCCAATTATTAGTAGAGACACAATGGAAATATTTGAACACCTACGTGAAGTGAATCCACGTATGAAATTAAGTATGCATACGAATGGTAGTGCAAGAGAACAAAACTGGTGGAAAGAACTTGCTAAACATAGAGTGGTTGTTACTTTTGGAATAGATGGATTAGAAGATACACATCATTTATATAGAATATCAACAGACTTTAATAAAATTATTGACAACGCAAAGGCTTTTATAGGTGCAGGCGGATATGCTAAATGGCATATGCTGGTGTTTGAACACAACGAACATCAAATACAAGAAGCAAAACAAATGTCAGAAGACTTGGGTTTTAAAATGTTTACAACAAAAAATACAACAAGATTCAAAGATGACCATTTCCAAGTTATAGATGAAAAAGGAAATCCTTTGCACAAATTAAGACCATCGGAAAAAAGTAAAGCAATGATTCCAATGATGAACGAAGCAAGTAAAGATAATAAGCCAAACATAATTTGTAAAGCAAAGAAATACAATCAAATATATGTTAGTGCTTGTGGAAACGTATCACCATGTTGTTGGTTAGATGTAGAATGGATGCCACCCACACAGCCTTCAAGAATGGATTATATGAAAAAAATAAACAAGTTTCCAAATTTGTATAAGGAATCTTTGAAAGATATATTTGATAGTAACTTTTTCCAGGACATAGAAAGCACTTGGGAAATAACTCCGTTGCGTGAATGTAGTAGACAGTGTGGAGCATTTGATAAGTTAGGAGCACAATTTGAAAATTAATATTAAAGATGTTTTGTATTGGATGGATACAATCAGAGAATCTGATGATAGATATCGCACTCTTGAAAGTTTCTGGAAAGGTCAAATTAATAGCAAAGTGTGGTTAATTGATCATTTGGAAAAGTATCATCAAAATTTGCCATACAACATATTACTATGCGGTGGTTGGAATGGAGTACTTGCAACTCTATTGTTTAATAGTAGACTAGATATTACTAGGATTGTTAGTATGGACATTGATAAAAAATGCGAAGATATCGCCTACAATATGAACAAAGATTATGAGATGGGAGGAAGATTCAAAGCAATTACTTCCGATATGTTGGAATACAATGATTACAGCAAACACAATTTAATTATTAATACTGTATGCGAACACATGACACAAGAACAATATAATAATTGGCTAGATAAACTGCCGGCTAATAAAAGAGTGATAATACAAAGCAACGACTATTTTAGTCATGAAGAACACGTCAATTGTAAACAAACATTGGAAGAGTTCCAGAAAGATTGCAGATTAAATGTAGATATCGCGGCTACCATGCCAACTGAAAAATATAATAGATTTATGATAATAGGGAATACAAAATGAAAGCACCGGTAAACTTTTCGGATAGAGTTGCTTATAGAATTACAATGTTTTTACGTTGGATAGCAGATACTTTTTTTAAAAAGAGATATGGACACAGAGCAGTTGTATTAGAAACTGTTGCAGGTGTGCCAGGGATGGTTGCAGGTATGTGGAACCATTTACGTAGTTTAAGAAAAATGAAGCCAGACGACAGAGGTTGGATTAAGACTTTACTAGCAGAAGCGGAAAATGAACGTATGCATTTGATGATTTTTATTAGAATAGCAAAGCCTAATTGGTTAGAACGTTGGGCGATTATTACAGCACAATTTATTTTCTGGCATTTCTATATGTTCTTGTACATATTTTTTCCGCAGTGTGCCCACAGAATGGTTGCATACTTCGAGGAACAAGCCTGCATAAGTTATACAGAATACCTGAAAGAAATAGATGAAGGTAGAACAGAAAATATAAAAGCACCTAAAATTGCAATTGATTATTACAATTTGCCTAAAGATGCAAAGTTGCGTGATGTTGTTATAGCAGTTAGAAAAGATGAAGAAGGACATCGAGATGTAAATCATGATATGGCAGATCAAATTAGGAGGAATAGACATGGACTTATCAACTAAAGTTTTTAACAAATTTAAAGACGGGTCTTTGCCTTGGCTAGAATTAGATATGAATTTTAAAAGTTATATAGACAGCGAAGAATTAAATTCTGTTAATCCTTATTACGTGCCTCATAGAAGCGATGAGTATGGTAACAAAGGTTGGAGTAGTTGTTGTTTACATGGATTGGGCATGGATCTCACAGAGGTAGCAGGACAATATGGATATGATGATGAATTAAATGCACCTTATGACTGGACACCATTAACAAGAAATGCACCATTGGCAACTATGTTTTGGAAACAATTTCCAGCAGAAAAATACAGTAGAATTAGATTTATGAAATTAGAAGCACAAGGACAAATTGAATGGCACGATGACCATCCAGGACACAAATTGCCTGAGGATCTTTGTGATTATCTTATTCCAATTAATGTTGCGATATCCAATCCTGCATTATGTTACATGGAATTAAAAGACCACGGACTTGTTCCATGGCGCAATGGTAAAGTGTATCTTATTAATATACTGAAGCAACACAGAGTTCAAAACAACTCTAATGCTGATAGGATTCATATGATAGCACAGGCGCACATTGGAAACAAACGAGAAGAGTTTAACGAACTGTTAGATAGGAGTTTGAAGAAAAATGGCATTCGAATTTGAAGCACATAAACTAAAACATAAAAATATTATTTTTATTTGTAGTACTAATTTTCACCTTATTAAAAATAATTCTACAAAAGAAACTATTATGAATATAGCCGAATACGGAATTACAAATATTACAAGTAATGGTTA